TGTCTGGTTTGGGCCTCGTCCTGCCATGTCTGCCATTGACAGAGCTGCACCTTTTGCCGTGATCTTTACTGTGGCAACAGACTCAAATTGTGCGCCTTGTGAAAGGTTGCGTGAACGAGCTTTTCGAGTGTCAACTTTAATGGTGACGTTCTTTGACTCATTTTTCCATGCAGTGCGTCCGTTGTGCTTTTGTCCTTGCAACGGTGCAGACGATGGGATTGAGTCTTGTATCGCTGAGAACAATGGGTTCATCGCGTTCTTGATGTCTTTTGTGATCTGGCGACGAAGCGCAGGATCAATCTTGCCGATCTCACGAAGAGCCTGCTTCAGTCCGTCATATTGGATTCCGACTGATGCTGCCATTATTGTTTTCGTCTCTGCTCGTTGATGATCTGGACGCAAGTCGCTAGATCGTCTTGTTCGAATGTTATGTTCGGAGGCCAGAATCCAGTCGCGACAAGCAGTTCTGCTAGTTGCTTCCGGTGGCCTCCTGCGTAGGGACTGCGGTTGCAGTATCCACGACTTCAAGATCTTCGAGCTTTTTGATGAACTCGTCAAACGAGACAGGTACGGGGTGGCCTTGTTGCTTACTGGCCTCGTAGGCCATGTATGCAAGATCTTCCATGCCGATTCCGTTTGACAAGTCTGAAGCTCGTCGTTTCATTTTGCGTTCCCACGAAACGATCACGAAAAGGTTCGTGATCACTTCGTAGGTTTCGCCTTCGTACAGTTTCACTCGGAGAGTGAGTTTCATGTGTTCTCCTTAGTCGGGATCGGATTACTAGATCAGGGGGTGACGATGTCGCGTCCGTAAGTTCCGCCCATAAAGACGGCTTCAACTACTGAAAGTTCGCCGACGGTCGCGTTAATTGGCGTGACGGTTTCTAAGTAGCAACCAGTGAGCGTGTACTCAGGATTCGAAGCGGACTCAGTTGTTCCAGACGGGCTGATGACGATCGTGGAAGCGACACCAAACAAACTGTTCAAGTATGTTTCGACTTCGGTCGTTCCGTAACCTTGGAACAAAGTCAAGGTCAACTCATTACTGAACAACCCTGATGTGAAGGTGCGGGATGTTGAACCGAAGCTTGTATTTTCCAAGGCCTCGGCGGTCAAAGTTAAAACCGCTGCAGAACAGTTACTGGTGAGCGAGATTGCTGAAGGGCTCGTCACGTTTACGGTTGGGTTTGATAAGTATGTTGTGGGCATTGTTTGTCCTTTTATCTGCGGCTTGAGCCGATTCTAATTGTGAGGTCGTATGCAGGGAGATCTTGCGATCCGATCTGAGCGACTGTGGGCCGTCCAGATACAACTGCGAGAGAAGAGTTCATGAGCGTGTCAACGACTCCGAGAATGTAGTCCGTAGTGTCTTGGTTGCCGGGTGGCGAACCCAACACTCGGAGATCAATCGTGATGTCCGCTGTTTGGTTATTGAACGCAGTGAAAACAGGAAGCTCAATGAATACAGTAAGAGGTCGAGCGTTCCGAGGATCAGTGACCGGCTTAAGGCCGAGGCTTGTGATCGTCGCCGAGACAGCATTGATCGCGTCTGTGAAGATGCCTGCCATCTCATGCCACTTGCGATCTCTTGATGCCGAGGAGCTGATTGATTCGGCCCATTGATGCGACTGGTGCGCTGATGCTCATGTCTTGGAAACTGGCGAAGGAGTCGATGCTTCCGCGTTCTCTGTACAGACTTGCAGCCATCAAAACGACTCCAGCTTTAACTGCAGCATCGGGGACGCTGGTCAGTGAGTCATGGTATCCAGCCTGAACCCTGCGTTTAAATGACCATGCATTACTGGCATTAACTGATGAAGTCATAAAGGCTGTGTCGTTGGCGGTCGCTCCACTGATGCCGAGAAACTCGGTCAGATCTGCAACATTTATCCATGTGCAGGTCTGTGTCCAGACGAGTGAGCCGACAGGGTCTGCAGCTGAACGCTCAAGGTCGTCGCCGACATCTTGAAAGAGCAACTGGTTCGGAATGATGACATCCGAGTCGAAGATGTAGTCGCCTTCTTCGTCAACATCAACCAAGTAGTAGGTCGGTACAGCGAACACGATGTGTGTGCCGTTGAGACCATGTCCGAGGCCTGAGAGTGTGATTGATTGTCCGACAGCGATGTCGGTGTTTTCAAGAGTCTGAACGACGGCGACGTTTGACAGACGCTGGTGGTGCGTAACTGTAAAGGTTGCCATCGTTCAGATCTCTCTCTTCGTTAATCAGATCAGGCTGGGACGCGCTTGACGAACTTGCTTGCGTCAATCATGACGGAACTGAAGTAGCCACGGAACTTGATGACACGACCAAGTGCACCGTCTGCAAGTTCAACACTGACTGCTCCGCGTTGCTGTTCCCAGCATTCGAAGCCTGTGCTGTCGCCAACATAAACTTGGCTGGCTAGGTTGCGGTCAACAACAAGGTTTAAGCCGAACGCGTTGCCGTTGAAGTTGCTTGCTGCAGTTGTGCCGAAAGCGTTTTGCGGGCCGACATTCGGGAACAACGGACGACCAGAGTTGTCGACCAATGAACCGAGCAGCGCGTAGAAGTTTGGTGACATAACGAGCACGTTAGGCAGGTTGCCGTTTGAGTTTGTCAAGATCTGCTCTGCTGAGTTGTAAATGAAGGACACCCAGTCAGCCGGGTCTGAAGCATTTGCAAAGACTTCAGTCTGCGATACTCCAGCTGCGAAAGTTGTGCAAGCTGCGAGATCAGTGGCGTTCGCGTAGATGCGAGCCATGTCGTCAATCAAAGCACCGAGAACTTCGGGTGAAGTGAAGTCCATTGATTCTTCGGACAAGTTGACGTAGCCACCGTAGAGGGCCTTGGTGATCTGAATGTCGTCCACGACGAAAGTGCCTTGATCAAGTGCGACGAGTTCGCCGTTGCTTGCACCGATGGTGGTGTGCGTGGTGACCTTCGGACGGATGAACACTTTGCCGGATGCGGGCATTTGGCGTACTCCCATTGCCGTGATGAGAGGCCTGTAGTTAGCTACAAAATTATTGTAGATGGGCGAGATGATCGGCACTGGCAAGAGGCCGGGCGAGTCATTGCTCGTCACATTCGGAGCTGCTGCAACGATGCGCTGGTTGAACTCTGCGAACTCGCTTCCGCCAGCCAAGAACTTGATCATGTACTCGGCAGCAGTCGGCATTTTGAACTCACGCTTTGCTGTTGCGTACTGGATGGGAGCAGTGGGTACTGCTGCTTCGATTGCTTCTGACATTTCATCCTCCTCGGATGGTTGGGTTGGGGTTGGTATTACTTCTTCGTCGGGTGCTTCCTCGTCTGGTGACGAGGCTGCGACTGAAAATATTTGCGCCTCGGTGTATGCCGGAGTCGTGACAACCGACAATTCCAAGAATCTGGCCTCAGACACCTCTAAAGTGCCGTCTGCCAGCCTCTTGAACTTCGTTGGCACTGCGCCCACCGAAACGCTGTCAAGCGCACCATCGGCGAGCAATGCGAGAGCGTCATCGGCAGCTCTGGTCGCGCTCAACTTGGCGACGAACATCATGCCTTCGGCAGTTGACACTCGTTCGGTGACGCGACCGATGACTCGAGTTTCGTCGTGGTACTCCAAGAGCTTCGGCATCGGGCCATCTTCGGGAAGTGAGCCTTCAAGAAACACGACCGATTCGCCACCACTCAAAGTCGCTTTGACATTCCAAGGAACGGCGAGTCCAGTGATCTGGCGTGATGGTTCACCATCGGCTGATGCGTCAAGTGTGATCTGTTGAGCTGTAAGTCGAATCATGAGACTTCCTGTGGTGTGCGTGAGGATGCTGGTTCTTCCACACTGATCTCAGTGCGGTTCATTTCAACATCTGCGATGAGATCGTCGGTGTCAAACTCTACGAAACGGTTGCGAGGCAAAATGTCGGCCCCACTGAGACATTCTTGAATGCAATCCATGTAGAGCTTTGCGCCTAGGAGATAAAGATCCTGTTTGGCCTGAAGTGCATTGACATAGTTGTAACCAGAGATGGAAATTCCGAGAAGGTTGGCAGGGACTCCGATTGCTCGAGACAGTTCGAGTGCGCTGAAGTTTCGTGCTTCCACCAGTTGCATCTTGGAAGGGTCGGTGTCAAATTGCTCATAGCGGACGGCTGAGTTTAATGCGCCTACAGCGTTGACTCGTCGTGCGTTTGACCATGCTGCAGCGAGCTCACCGAGTGATTCTGCATCCAGTGGTTCAGAGCTGTCGGTCTGTTGTAAGTATCCTGCGACGATCTCGTTTGATGCGAAGCGTTCAGCTGAGCGATCAAGTTTGATTGCTGTCTCTAGGACGCGACGGCCTGTCCAGAGAAAGCCTTGAACTGGTGCGAGGAATTGGATGACATCGTTGGTCGGGATCTGGATTCCGTTGAATGTGATCTGATCGGATTTTCCGAAGAACTGTGGGCCGGGCTGATCCAATGTGTCAACCATCTCGCAGGGCATCCACTGGAACGAAAGCGGACGGCCTGTGGCGGAGCTGCGTGAGGTGACATACCAGAACGCTCGTCCGCGCATCATGAGATCCATGCAGGTGTTGCTCATGATGAAGTTGCGAGTGAGTGTGGGATCGGGTTGATCCATCCACGACTCGTTGGGCTCATAGATTTTTTCGTACTCTTCGCCTGTCCACTGCCGTGTGTAGTGGCGAAGAGGAAGCGAGCCGACAAGCGAGATAATCATCTGCGTCGCTCGAGAAACGGTCGGAACAGACAGGGCCAGTTCCGAAGCCGCCCCGACGGTGTAACTCCAGAACTGACCTAGTCCGCTTGCAGCACTTCCAGCTGCAGCTTGAAGAGGCTCGTGAGCAAACGCAGGGATCGCGTGTTGCTTCGATCTGCTGAAGAGTGCCATCGCTTCGGAGTCTCGCAAACTATTCTGCGTGTGTCCACTAAGGTCAACCGAAAGCCATCTGAGGTTTCGCTGAAGCTTTCGGACGCGATGTCAACATGATGCCCCACACTGCACAGCGCGCGAGCTCTATCGGCCCCGGACTCTTCTGCGAACTGAGCACTATCGCTCCTCCAGTTTTCACTGCGACGCTTCGAGCGAAATGTTCAGAGAGTGCTAGGTCTCCAGTGTGGCGGACGCGATCTTCCACGATCATCGCACGAGCTGCACCAGTCCACTTGATCAACTCGGCATAGCCAACGATGGTCATCCGCCGGCGGAGGTCTGGAGGGCAGTGAATCTCCAGCGACGGAGTACACGCGAGCTTCACGGACGCGTCTGACATTCGAGTCACGACTTCGGCCCACATCTGCTGAGCGGACTCCACGACGAACTCTGTAGTCACGATCACACGCGTCCCGTCGTACGCGCAACCGATCCCGACATAGCGTGATTCGTCTACCGATGAGTCAATAACGAGCCACTGGATCGGAGGCATCGGATCAACGGTCTGCCGATCCTGCCAGAGATTCAAGGGTAGGTAGGAGTTAGTACTGTCCAGCCACAGATTCAGATGCCCGCGTATGAACGCTTGACGATTCGGCGAGTCAAACGCGAGCTCTAACGCCTTCATCGTGATCGTCGTCCCGAGCGCAGGATTAGCCCATCCCCAGTAGCGCCGATCCTCCACACTCACTCCAGGTGGGAGTGACCATTCGGCGAAGTACAGCGAACCAGTTCGGCCCGAGTCAATCGCTGCCATCCCCTGCTCCCTGAGCTGTAGGAGCACTGTGCTCCCTTGGTCGCCGGCGGTGCTGAACATGAGCATGAGCGGATTTTTGACGGCGACTTGACTCGGCCTGAGCGCAGTAAATACCACCTCGGGACTGATGTCCCAAAGTTCGTCTACGAGGAGATGCGTCGCTGTCATACCGTGCGCGTGAGCGGAAGCTGCGACGACGGAGATACTGCTTCCGTCTGGGAAGTTGATGCGCTCGTCTCCGTTCTGCCATCTGACCTTCATCTCAAACTTGTCTTCAAGGTCGCGGACGACATCACGGAAGAGGGCCATGCTTCGGCGCTTCTGGTTAGCGACGATAACGATCGTCTGGGGTTCTTTTCGATGCGCTGCATACTCGGTCGCGAAGAACCCAGCGCACGCTCTCATCACCAGACTCTTCCCACACTGGCGCGCTGTGGAGACACACGCTTCACGGAAGATGAAGTCACCGTTCTCGTCCAGAGTAAGAGCGTCGTTCACGATTCGCTTCTGCCACTCCATCAGATCAATGTTGAGCACGCGCTTCGCCCACAAGGTCAGGGCAGGGCCGAAACTCTCGCCGGCAGGGACAGGCGTGACCAGTCTCGGCTCGATCCTGCCCATCATCGGATAATCCGACTCCGATCCTGCTATTTCCTGCTGGTTCTTGCTGGTTGGGGGGATTTCCCAGT